CTCAGGTAGTCATTCAGCAACGATTACACTAGGTGGTTCATATCCTACAGACTTATATCTACTTCAACAAACATCAACAAATCAATCATACACACTTACTCAGGATTGTCAGACAGTCGGTGGGTGTTCAGTCTCAGTTACACAAAACTAATGTATTCTTGGAAGACAGTCTTAGTAACCATTGGTCTTCTAGTCGGTCTTAAAATATGGTCACCATACATTGTAGAGAACATTCAATGGTCATGGTTTGACTTTCTTCATCAACAAAAAGAAAAAGTTCATGTACAAGATATTGTTCTTGTAGACATAGATGAGAAGTCATTACAGAAGTATGGACAATATCCATGGCCTAGAAACATTTACAGAGATATACTCTTATCTACAGACCCAACAAACACACATGTATTCAATATGGTGTTCAGTGAACCAGATAGATTCGGTGGTGACTTAGCATTTGCAGAAGGACTTATCAATCGTCTAACGATTATAGGGGCAGCACCTACAACACAACTTGATACAGGTTCGGCACCTTATGTACCCACATCTGTATTCGGTGGTGGTTCAATTGAAGATTCAGTGTGGAAGTTTCCAGGCATTTCATCACCCATATCTATACTCAGAGACAACACATACGGAGTAGGCGTAACAGTTTCTACACCTGCACAAAAGGGCACCCCAAACTTTGATGGCACGATTCGTTCTGCACCATTACTTGTTATGGCAAATGATCAAGTGTATCCGTCAATCGCATTAGAGACATTGAGAGCGTACTTTGATCAACCTAGTTATCAGACAAGAGTTGTACCTGAATTAGGCATAGAATGGATACGAATGGGCAGACAACCACCGATTAATACGACACCAACAAGTGACATAATGATCTCTTATTGGAATCATTTCGAGTCTATTTCTGCCTCTGAACTTGCAGACTCAGATATCAATAATAAGATTCTGATATGGGGTCTGACAGCAGAGGGTCTGAATAATCCAGTTTCAACCCCAATGGGTGTAATGTATCCCCACGAAGTGCAAGCCTCAATTCTCCAAACCGTTTTGCAAGAAGTTCAAATACAACAATCCTACTATCTTGAATTACTTGAAGTTGTTCTTCTTGTGATAGTTCTTTTAGGTATACTTCTTGTGGTCTACAAAACTCCCACAACTCTATCGGCGATAGGGAGTCTAGGTGTTGTTGCAGGTCAGGTGGGATTGGGTTACTATGTTTGGAATGAGCATCTAATTCTTTTTGATACTTTTTATTCATCAATTAGTTCCTTGATTGTTTTCGGTCATGCTTCTTTCAACAAATACTATGTGACTTATCAACTCAAAGAACAAATTAAGAAACAGTTCCAGAAATATTTATCTCCTGACATGGTTGAAGAACTGCAGAAAGACCCAAGTAAATTGAGACTTGGCGGTGATCGTAAAGAAATGACATTCATGTTTATGGACATTTGTGGGTTTACACCTGTATCAGAATACTATAAGAACAATAATGATCCAGAGGGACTTGTAAATCTTATCAATAAGTACCTTGACACAATGACCAAAATCGTATTACAATACGGTGGTACAATCGATAAATACATGGGTGACTGCATTATGGCATTCTGGAATGCACCACTCGATTGTGAGGACCATGCCGACAAAGCAGTAGAGGCTGCAATAGAGATATCAAAGAAAGCAGATGAACTTATTGAAGAACTTGAGAAAGAAGGTCTGCCTAGGATTGATATTGGTATCGGCATCAACACAGGCGAATGTATCGTTGGCAACATGGGTTCAGAACTTCGATTCGACTATTCAGTTATCGGAGATGCAGTCAACCTTGCCTCTCGACTCGAAGGCCAGACTCGCAATTACAATGGGGTTAGAGTGCTGTTATCGGAGTTCACTTATCGAAAGTGTAAAGACAGAGAACTCAAACGAGTTGATTCTATCCAAGTTAAAGGAAAGTCAGAATCGGTTACCGTCTATACAATTTAAAGAACCATCTTTACTTTCACCACAAGAACTTTTTTGGACACTACAAGTCCTAGACATATGGACTACCTACGAGGGTATGAAATACGAATGTGTCTATGAGACTAATCCTCTTCTACCTAGAAAACCTGATTTGAATGATCTAGTCACTCACAAAACAACATGGTTAGCATGGATACCAGTAGTACTACAAAATAATACAACATTATCATACGAAGAGAAAGAAAATATATTCAGACCAGGTAATCGTTTGATGATTGCAGTAGTGTTCAATAATCTTATTGTTTTAGAAAAAGTAAAAAAGAGAAAAAATTGTAAAAAAGTGGGTTGAAAAAACCAGATTAGTCATTATATAATATAAATATAAGAGTAGATGCTCAGGTGAGGTCTACGAAATTAACTTGCTTAATAAAGGAGAAAACTATGTCAATTTATGACGATATCTTTGGGCGAACATTTCCGTTCGCAATCGGGTTCGACAGAACCTTTTCACTACTAGAAAGAGCCGCAGAGGCACCTTCTATAAACTATCCACCCTATAACATTATCAAGGAAGATGACGAACATTTTCGCATTGAACTTGCTGTTGCTGGGTTTGATAGATCAGAACTAAAAGTCTCAAAAGAGAAAAATGTTCTAACTATCGAAGGTAAAAAAGAGAGTGGTGAAGATGAGTCGTATCTTCATAAGGGACTAGCCTCTAGGTCTTTCAAAAGATCATTCACACTTGCTGATGATGTACAAGTCGTTGGCGGTGATCTAAAGAATGGTATTTTGATTATCAACTTAGAGAGAGTAGTACCAGAAGAAGATAAACCACAACTTATCGAAATCAAATAAAACCCTATTGACTGGTAGCATCACTTGTGATATAGTGGTGCTACTATAATATTATAGGAGTACATTATGTTAAATGTAGGTGATAAAATCCCTAATGTCGTTATGCCTGTAAGAGCTGATGGCAATTGGGTACATTTGAACACCCACGAACAATTTGCAGGAAAAAGAGTGATCATCTTTGCACTGCCTGGTGCTTTTACACCAACTTGTTCATCTTTTCAATTACCTGGTTTCGAAACAATGTTTTCACAGTTTCAGGAAAAAGGTATTGATAACATCTATTGTCTTTCAGTGAACGATTCATTCGTTATGAACTCATGGTTTGAGGCACAAGGTGTTCAGAATGTCAGACCATTACCAGACGGTAACGGTGAATTTACCGAACTTATGGGAGCATCTGTAAAGAAAGCAAACTTAGGTTTCGGTTTTAGATCATGGAGATATGCAATGGTTGTCAATGATAATGTAATTGAATCAATATTTGCAGAAGAAGGATTTGGTGATAACATTGAAACTGATCCTTATGAAGTATCTTCACCAGAAAATGTCTTAGCAAATTTATGATCTTAGAGCATAAAGATGCTGAATATGCAGCCAGAGTCTTTATAGATTACTATAAGGACTTTGGTCGCATTGATGATTATCTCAGAAAAGTCAAACTAGAACGAATTGCAGAAATGCCTGTGTCTTTGCCTGGCATGGGACCAGAAGATGATATGTTTTCTGATTTCACCATGCACCCACAAGACATGCAGTTTGAATGTAGAATCATGGACAATGATCTATGGAATAATTACATTGAGATAGTCACTTCACATGCATTAGAGAAATCAATACCTGGCAAATCTTTGAAATGGGTAGTGTATGAGAAGAACACAAACAAGATAGTTGGTTTCATTCGTTTTGGTTCTCCAACTATAAACTCAAAACCAAGAAATGATTTCTTAGGCAAACCACTAGATACACAAGACATGACTGTTATGAAACGATTTAATGATTCAGCAATCATGGGTTTCACAATAGTTCCCACACAACCTTTTGGTTTTAATTATCTTGGTGGTAAACTTTTGGCAGGCATTTGTTGTTCGCATCTTGCTAGAAGAACTCTTAACGAAAAATATGGTGGCCCTTTTTGCATGTTTGAAACTACATCTTTGTATGGTAGTTCCAAGTCTTCATCAATGTATGATGGCATGAAACCTTTTTTAAGATTCAAAGGTCTTACAGTATCAGACTTTGTACCATCAATTAATGATCAAAAGTATAGAGACTTAAAGGCATGGTTTGAAGATAGAAACGGAGAACCTTTAGTTGATCCACAAGCATCAAGTCTTAAACTAAAAACACAAACAAAGATGATATCTATCATAAAGAAATCTTTACAAGGTGAGTTACTAACTGAATTCAATAGAGTTTTCGAAGATGCTAAACAACTTACAGAACAGAAAAGACAATTCTTATCTACTTATGGTTATAAAAATGTAAAAGAATATCTTACATTTGAAACTGATACATTAGAGAAATCAGAGAACTATGATAAATACGAGTTTGATTCCATTGTAGAATGGTGGAAGAAACTTGCATCTAAGAGATATGATAAACTCAATAGTGAAAATAAATTGAGAACAGAACTAGAAGTTTGGAATCTAAATCCTGATAAGATAGATATTATAAGATGATCGGTTATAGAGTTGTTGAAAACCCTTTTGAAGAAAATGCCGCTATAGAAATTACTGAGGGTGAGTTCAAGGGATTGGTCTATCAATATGGCAAAGTACAATTCATAGATGGTAAACCAGAAATCAACTTTCAAAGAACACTTAGAAGACTTCCTGATGATGCCGAAAAGACAGAGGAAGAGGTTGAGAAACTACTAAATAATAGTGAATTAAATACCATTATGGGTGATATACTCATAGAGTTATTACAAAACCAAATTGAAAAGGAAAAAAATGAACAAAGAGATTCTAAAAGAACAAATAAAAAGACACGAAGGTGAAGTCTTAAAAATTTATAAAGACTCACTTGGTTATTTAACATTTGGTGTAGGGCATCTAGTTAGAGAAGATGATCCTGAGTTTGGTGAACCAGAAGGCACACCAGTTTCACAAGAGAGAGTTGATACTGTTTATGAGATTGACTTTGACAAACATGTAGATGAAACTTATCATGTTTGCGAACAACACAACATTGATTTTCTAAATCTTCCTGAAAACATTCAACATGTATTAGTTAACATGTGTTTCAATCTAGGTGCAAATAGATTGGGCAACTTTAGAAACATGTTAAAGGCATGTTCAGAGTCTAACTGGAAAGAAATGGCTGCTCAGATGCAAGACAGTAAATGGTTCGGTCAAGTTGGTCGTAGATCAGTAGAACTACAACAGATGGTTTTAGATTGTGAGTAATCCTTTACCAGAAGTAAAATGTCTATTATTAGACTCAGGCGAAATCGTCATGGGTTATTATGAGAGAGATTTAAAAGCAGGCACACATACACTATACGATTGTAAACAATGTATGATACAGATAGTTGAGGGTAACATGGAAGTGTCACTTGCAGATTTTATACCTTTTGCAAAAGAATATAACTTCACATTTAAAGATGCAAAAGTATCTACAACATTTGACGCTAAACCTCAACTAGAACAAAATTATAAAGTCGCCACAGGTAATAATGTTATGGAAAGTAGAATATTATCTGGTGGCAAAGTGAGAGGACAAAAATGAGAAATGAAATAGTAAAGTCGTTGATAGCACATGCAGATGCACATATTCAAAAACATAAGATGAATGTAGAGATTCATCTTTCAAATCCAGTGGGTGTTGCAGAACATCCTGATCATTTAGAAACAGTTGAAAAAGAACTACAAAATATCGCTCATTACGAAGATATCAAAGATGTTCTTATTAAACATTTCACACAACCACAACAAACCACATTGACAGAATCTTAGTACTGTAGTATCATTACAGTATGGATTTCTATACGAATGTCACTCGATCACGAGACAAAATACTTGCAATAGGATATCAAGGCAACAAGAAGCAAAAGTTGTCTGTATCTTATCGTCCTAAACATTTCATTCCATCTAAAAAGGGCATCACACCTTATCGTGCATTAGACGGCAGACCACTTGAACTTGTCGAACTTAACTCTATGGGTGGTGCAAGAAAGTTCAGAGAGAAGTATTCAGGTGTTGAAGGTTTTGAGATTCATGGTTATGACAGATACATCTATACATGGTTGTCTGATAAATTTCAAGGTGATATAAAATTCGATCTTAAAAAAATCAGAATTGCAACACTTGATATAGAGTGTGAATGCGAAGATGGTTTTCCAGAACCAATACTTGCCAATGAAAGAGTGAATGCAATCACAATGAAACCATTCGGCAAAGAAGCACATGTCTTTGGTATTGGTGAATGGAATCATCAACATAATATCGTTTATCATAATTGTAAAAATGAAATGGACTTACTTGTTGAGTTCATTAAGTATTGGCGAACAGAACAATTTGATGTGATAACAGGTTGGAATGTTGACGCCTTCGATATTACATATCTTTGTAATCGTATTGATAGAATACTTGGTGAAGATGAACACAAGAAACTATCGCCATGGGGAATGTCAGATGTAAGAGAATGGGTTCAATTTGGTCATCAAAAGAATATGTCTTATACACTGCACGGTATTAATGTTGTTGATTATCTTGATCTCTACAAAAAGAATACATTCACAAACCAAGAATCATATAAATTAGATCACATTTCACAAATAGAACTTGGCACTGGTAAATTAGATTACTCAGAGTATGGTTCACTTCACACACTTTATAAACAAGACTATGGTAAGTTCTTAGAATATAATCTAAAAGATGTTGTTTTGATTGAACAACTAGAAGAGAAACTTGGTTTCTTAGAGTTGATTATTGTTATGGCATATTCTGCCAAGTGTAACTACTTAGATACATTTGGTATGGTAAAGTATTGGGAAACCATTATCTACAACTTCTTAAAAGATCAAGGTATACAAACACCACCACAAAGATTAAAGACTGGCAATGATAAAAATAAACCTATTGTTGGTGCATATGTAAAAGAACCCTTAGTGGGTAAACACGATTGGGTTATGTCCTTCGACTTGAACTCACTGTATCCACACTTGATCATGCAGTTTAATATTTCACCTGAGAAGATGATAAAAGGCAATCGACAAGATGTTAATGTGGAGAGATTACTTAACAAACAATGTGATCTATCTTATCTCAAACAAAAGAATCTAACAGTTGCACCAAACGGTGTTATGTTCAAACGAGATAAACAAGGTATGTTTCCTGAACTCATGGAGAAATTCTACGAAGAGAGAAAGGAGTGGAAGAAACGAATGATTGAGTATCAGAAAGAATTGCAGACTTGTTCTGATACAAAGAGAAAGAGAGAACTTAACACTCTTATTAAAAGAGCATACAACAATCAACAAGTTCGTAAGATTGCATTGAACTCTGCTTATGGTGCCATGGCGAATCAATACTTTGCATTCTTCTCTACCGATCTTGCAGAGGCGATTACACTTTCAGGTCAGTTAGTTATCAAGTGGGCAGAAAAAACTGTAAACGATTACTTGAATGATCTTCTTAAGACAGACAATGAAGATTATGTTGTTGCAATGGACACTGATTCTGTTTATATTACAATGGATAAATTTGTTAAAAGATTTTTTCCAGAAGATGCACCAAAAGATAAAGTTATAGAGTTTCTCTCTAAGGCAGAAGTGAAGATTGAAGAGGCACTTGATAGAGGTTTTGAAGACTTAAAAGAATACACAAATGCATTTCAACAAAAGATGCAAATGGGTAGAGAAGTAATTGCAGATCGTGGCATCTGGACTGCCAAGAAAAGATATATTCTCAATGTACACGACAACGAAGGCGTAAGACTCGCAGAACCAAAACTCAAAATGATGGGTATTGAAACTGCTAAGTCTTCAACTCCACAGTGGGTTCGTAAGAAACTAGAAAAGGCACTCAAAGTTGTGATGCAAGGCACAGAACATGAATTGTGGGAGTTCGTAGAGACTGCACGAAAAGAATTTAGAAATCTTCCAGTTGAAGATATTTCATCACCACGAGGTTGTAATAATCTACAACAGTATGCAGATTCCACAACAATCT